TGTTACTCCAAAAACCAGGATTTACAACTCGCCTACTTACTTATACACAGCAGGAACTCTAAAATATAATACCGCTAACTACACTTTTGTACCAGGAAATGCTGCTTCTTACAATGTAAAAACCTATACATATACAGCAGGAACTGCTGCTACGTACAACGCAGCTACCTATACATTTACACCAGGAACTGGTGCTACATACAATGCCGCTACTAAACCAATAGCATCAAATAACTCGCCTACCTATACATTTACACCAGGCACTGGTGCTACATACAATGCCGCTACTAAACCAATAGCATCAAATAACTCGCCTACCTATACATTTACACCAGGCACTGGTGCTACATACAATGCTCTTACTACGCCGATAGCTTCAAACAATTCTCCTACTTATACATTTACACCAGGCACTGGTGCTACATACAACGCCGCTACTAAACCGATAGCTACAAACAACTCGCCTACCTACACATTTACACCAGGCACGCCCGCCACGTACAACTTTGTTCCCTCAACGGTTGCTACATACAACTCAACAGCTTTTTACCCAGGAGGCGCAGGAGGAGCTGGAGGAACCGCAACTTCTGGTGGTACTGGTGGAACAGGTTCTTCTGGGTACGTTGGTGGCGGAGGAGTTCTATTTATCATGTCAACCAGCGGTATTGGTAGTGTGACAACCAGTGCCGCTGCTGGTGCATCTGGTCAGACAGGCAGTTCAGCTGCAGGTACAGTTGTTGTTATTGACCATAGTGTTGCAGCGTAAAGGACTGAGGTAAAAATGGGTAAGTATGGAATTTCTTCTATTGGGGCCTCTACATCTGTAGCAGGCTTTACCGCCGTTCCTGATGAGATTTATGGCTCAGGTGCAGATGGAAACGTAACCATATCAGCAAACACTACTCTTACAAGAGACATGTACTACAGCAACTTGACTATTGCAGACGGTATTCATTTAAACACCGCAGGGTTCAGAGTCTTTGTTCGTAACTCTTTATCTTTATCTTCTGCCTCAGCTAACCAAGCCACAACTAGTATTGGACTTAAAAATGGGTCTTCTGCAGTAGGAAGCCTTTCTTCTGGAGGACTAACCTCTGTGACTAATGCACTAGGAGGAGCAAGTGCCTCTTACACAGCTACTGCGCCTTCTCCTGCAGAGTACTTCTCATTGGCTAGAAACGCTGTTGCTGGGTATATGTTAAGCGCTTCTCAGACAACCCCGTTGTTTTTGAGAGGTGGCGCCGGTAATAACGCTAACTACGGAGGTGGGATAGTAGTGGTCTGTGCTAGAAAAATTTCGGGGTATGGTACTATATACGCTACTGGATATACCAGCGGTTCTTACGTAACAGGTGGCGGAGTCATTACTTATGTCTCCCAAACCGCACGCACGAGCAGTGTATCATTAGACGTTTCAGGATATGCTTCGGGAACAACTAAGGAATTTATAGTATAGGGGTTTAATATGGTCTATGGATTAATGCGAAATGCTCACACAGCTTTTACTAATGAACTAGAAAATGAGTATCTTTATAACTCAATTTTTGACTCAACTAAAGAAGCAAGAGATAAGAAAACTATTTTTGTAGCTATTGCTTGTTATAGGGATCCAGAACTTGTTCATACAGTTGTAAGCGCACTTTTAAATGCTAAGAACCCAGATAGAATTCATATCGGTATCGGACTTATCTATAAAGCAGGCGATAATAAATATTGGGAAGAGTTATCTAAGTATCCTAATGTTAAGATGGATGTTAAAGAAGGCACCTATGAGAACACTGGTTTAGGTAACCAGCGAGCTGACGCTAATCAGCTTTTTGATAACGAAGATTATTATCTTCAAATTGACGCACATATGCGTTTTGATATGCACTGGGATGACTTACTTATCCACCATATTGAAGGAATCAAAGCTCTAGGAGAAGAAAAACCGCTAGTTACTGGCTATCCAAGAGCATACGCACCAGACACCTTTCTTGATGTAAGAGGGCAGTACCCGTATTATAATCCTAAATCTAAAGAAGTATATTTTAGGCAACGCCGTGGGCATAATAATGTTCCTTGTTTTAGAGTGGGGCGTAACCCTGCAGAGTTCTTTAAAGAAATGGGATTTCCTAGACATGGGGATAGAATCTTTACACAATTTGAAACGTTAGCTCTTGCTACAACCGTTTCTCCCGCTCAGCTTTTTGCAGAAGGGTCCTATGTAAAAGACGTCCCAGCTAATAGAAAAATTAGGTTCTTAGAGGAAGAACAGTATTATGCGGTTCTTTCTTACATGCAGGGGTATACGTTTTATACCCCCCGTGTGACAGGAATCATGCACTACTACTCAGAGGCTGAGGGTCAACCGCTTACTCCAGATAGAGCCCACCCAATTAATGATTATCCAAAATCTTACGACCAGAACTCCTATCGTGAGGAAAATTTGGGTGGAGTAGAAGTCTTTAACGCCTTAAAGAAAAAGAAGCGTACACCCCGTTCATTTAAGGACTATGAAATTTTTGCAAAGATTGATTACACAGAAAGACGATATACTGGTCCTGTAAACGAAATACGGCACAACAAGATTACTGAGTATGTAAACTTTGCTGCAGAGCTTTATACCTACTCAATTAATGACTATATTGATTGGATGTACGATGAGGATTATGAGTGGTATCAAGATGTTCAAAGGAATGAGTCGTAAGGGACAAGAAGACCCTGCAGAAGTTATTCAGTTTATTTGCGAAGACCCTGCGTTAGACTTTTTTAAACACCCAGAACCGTCTAGTAAATATATACCTGATTGGTATAAGGATATGAAGACTTTTGTTGATGGTAAAAGTGTCTTTGCTGACGGTAACAACGGCGGAACAATTAAACGTTGTATGCCTGTATTTGATGCAATGACTGCAGGTTACGTTATCTTGTTCCCTTGTGACGTACACGTTACACGTAACCCTGATGGCTCTGCAAACTTTGAGTACCCCTTGGCATACAATATGGTTAATGAACACTCTATTAAACAGGCAGATACTTTAAAAGTACCAGAGGATCATAACCATAGGTTTTTAAAATGGACAAATCCGTGGATTGTAAAAGTGCCTGATGGTTGGAGTGTACTATTTACACAGCCTATGCATAGAGATGAGTTGCCTTTTACAATACTTCCTGGTATTGTAGATGCTGATCATTTTAAACTATCTGTACAGTTCCCCTTTCTACTAAAGAAAGACTTCGAGGGCATTATCCGTGCAGGAACTCCTATGGTACAATTAATTCCTATTAAGAGAGCGGAGTGGAAAGCTGAGTATTCCTCTCTTGAACCTGGGGAAAAAGATAAAAACTTAATGGAGCACTCTATACACTTTGAACATCGGTACAAGCGCACTTTTTGGAATAGGAAAAACTATAAATAATGTTTACTTTTAGTGTTGATTACTCGGCGTATGGTTTGGGAGCAGAACATTTTGTTACAGAATTTAGGCCAGTTCCTGCTTCAGAGTGCCTTCCTGAATGGTTCAAAGACCTAACCAATGTATCTATAAAAACATCTAAAAGCTGCAGGGGGTTATACGATGTTATGACTTCTGGGTTTATGGTTGTTTGGCCTTTTGATGTGACCATCACTAGAGACGAAAATGGTAAACTTTTTGTAAAGCGCACTAGGGATGATGAAAGGTTTTCATTTCATCCTCATCCTCATGTGCAACTAGGTGCCTATCCTGACGCTAACCTATCGCTACAAAAACACGGTGTTGAAAAAGTAGAGCTCCCCTATAAAATACGCTCATCTAAAAATACTAGTGTAATGATGATACAGCCTCCCTATCGACCTGATTTAAAAACAGAAGTTATGCCAGGGGTTATAGATACTGATAAGTTTTACAGCCCTTTAAATGTTCTGTTTACTATTAAAAATACAGATACCACACGGGATATAAAAATATCTGCTGGTACTCCTTTAGCTCAAATTGTTCCATTTGTTAGAAGCGAGTGGGAAATAGAATACAATTCTATTGACCTAAAGTTAGACCAAATAACACAAGAAAATATAAGTAACCTAGACAAGTACTATCAAAAGAAGCTATGGACACGCAAAGTGTTCAAAAGAAAGGAAAAATAATGGAGCCTACTATTCTTGCACCCGCTATATATCAGTATGAACTTCCTGAAAAATTAGCAAAAAATATTGTAGATATGACCTCACAACTTTTAGATGAGGAGTGGGTAAAGAGTGGCATATCCCATAGCAATGACACGGAGCAAGAAATCCGTACAAGTCAAACAATTGACTTTGGGCAACGACTTCCATTTTGGAACGATGAGGTTCGTCGACATTCCGTTCCTGCAATTATTGACTATGCAAATAAACACCAAGAACCAATTCCAGCTCAAGATGAAGGCTTTAACCTACTTCGTTACAAGGCAAGTAATAAGTACGATTTCCATGCCGATGGTTGTTGGAGCACCTACCGAACAATATCTTGCATTATCTACTTAAACCCCTCTGAGTATGAAGGCGGAGAGACGTATTTTAAGCATTTTGATCTTAAGCTTAAGCCAGAAAAACCATCAATCATTGTATTCCCCTCTAACTATGCGTATCTACACGCAGCTATGCCGGTTACTTCTGGGGAAAAGTTTGTGTTGGTAACGTGGATGAGTGACCTACCACCAGGTCTAAACCCAGGCTCGTTCTATGACATCTGTAGGGTTATGGGCAAGGTTTAAGAGGTTATTTACTACAAATCTTGTTAAACTGATTGCTAGAAACTAACCGTTTGGAGTAACTATGTCAGAGATACACCCAATTAAAAAGTACGCTATTGTAAAAGATAACGTAGTCCTTAATACAGTACAAACAGAACCTGGTTTTATTGAGAACATTATCCTTAATACCCTTGTTGATATTACCGATAACACAAATGTAGATGAAATTAAACAAGGATATGTTTACGAAAACAGTGTGTTTTCAGCCCCATTAGTCGCAGACTCAGACACAGTCCCTTCTGTAGACCTATAGGACTAGAGCCTTACTCTAGATACTGCTTCGCAAAACTCTTGTGCACCAACAAACTGTGTTTCGGAACCTTCACCCCAAGCTAAATTTAGGCTGTTTTTTTCTGCGTACGCAATTGCCCAAGTAATAATTTCAGAAGTTATCTTAGAGCCAGCCTCTGTAATCTTTAAATAAGGTATATTTTGAGGTTTCCAAATCTGCCTAGAAAAAATTACGCCAGAAATTTTAGGTGTTAACCACTCTTCAAAATAGGGGTTTCTGCGCCATTCGCACTCAAACGATATACAGGGGTCAGCAGGCCTATTTACATAGTCTCCGCAACCAACGTCCTTGATAACAAACGGACATGGTTTTCCTAAGTCCATTATGTGACCTTTGATATTAGCGGATAGGTACCCCTCACAACACTTAGTGCACCCGCTGCAAGACTTAGACTTTAAAACAGCTAGTAGATCTATCTCTTCCGACAAAGTTTTCTCCAAAAGTACCCCAGGAATGACTCAATTTTTTTCTCTAGTTTTGCTTCTTTAGTACCTGGATAATGGTGGGTTTTATACCGACCATTTGTATAGGACTTAGCAAAATGTCTGGGGCTCATATATATAGTATACACCCTTTTACTTTTAGGCCAATTCCTGTATAATACTGGTATGGCTACAATTTTAATTACCGGTGGTTTGGGGTACGTTGGGAAGGCTACAACCATACCCCTTGAGAAACAAGGGCATAAATGTATTTTGGTAGATAAAAAGGTCGGGATAAACACCATAAATATATTAAAGATCCTAAGAATAGTTCATAGGGAAAAACCCCAGGCAATAGTTCACCTAGCGGCTAAAAAGAGCGTTGGGGAGTCCTTAAAACACCCACTGTCCTACTACCTTAACAATGTAGGTTCTACGCTGTCTGTGGCCCTTGTGAGCGCCTTATTCAGGGTACCTGTGGTGTTTGCATCCTCGGCAGCCATTTATTCTCCTCATAATCCCTACGCTAAAGGAAAGCTTATAGAGGAGCGCATAATCTCTAAGCTTAGTCGGCATGTTATACTCAGGTACTTTAATATTGGGGGACAAATGGTTAGTGTTAAGGATGAGCAGTCAACTAATATATTCTCAATTATTAACTCCTCTGTTATCAATGGGTCTACAGTTAGGGTAAACGATACTCACTCTACAAGGGACTACGTGCACGTTAAGGATATTGGTGAAGCTAACCTAAAAGCTGTAGAGCACCTACTTGCTGGTGGGGGTCCTTTCCTTACAGACATTTGCTCAGCCAAACAGCATTCAGTAGTAGACATTCTAGATCTATATGAAAACAGCGGTATTAAACTTAATATAGAGTACTGTAATGTGCCAGAGCGTACTATTTTTCCAACAATAAGACTAGGTCATTTACTAGGGTGGAAGGCTTCCAGCACATTTAGTGATATAGTTAAGTCTGAAATTGAGAGTGTGAAGGGGAATAAATGATTGCCTTAGACGCTTATTCAAAAAGTCCTAGCTATGTTAATTCTATGTTTGACACATGGCTATACGTAAATGCCCCTATGTTTATCGTACGAACCGACAACCACTTCACTCGGTACACTCATCGTAAAGCTATAAAAATTGATAAAGGCGTAAACTTTAATATCTACAACGTTACTAATGAACCAATAGCTGTAAAAATACTTAAAGATACCTTTGATGATTTACGGCATGAACCAAGTTTTTTAGACCATAATATATTTGAGGCTAGGATTTTATTTACTCCTTTTAGAGGAACGTCTAATGGTCGGCAAGCAATTTTTAACAAGTTTAAAGAATACTACGAGTCAATAGGGTACAAGGTATTTACCACCGATACTGACCACGATTTCTTTAATAGGTCTGCTGCACGTAACACAGCAGCCATGGTTTCTCCAAAGCAAGTAGTAGCAATATTAGACGCGGATGTTTTTATTGACAAAGAAGTTTTAGATGAAGCTGTAGAAGAGGCTGCTTTATATAACGGCGTTATAAAGCCTTCCCATTGTGTAGTCCAATATAGGTCAGAGTACTCTACTGACGAGATTAATAAGATTGATGTTAAAGAAAGACTGCTGGAAATTAAAAACAGGGCAGATTTTAGTACAGAAACAATTGAAAAACGCCTTCAAAATGGAGACTCATACTTTTTTAATGTAAGTGAAGAGCATGACCCAACTAACTACATTGGGGCCCTAAATTACCAAGGGTTTGTATTTATACAGAGGGCTGTATTTTGGTTAGGGCAAGACGAAACTTTTGTAGAATATGGCAACGAAGACTCGACTTATTTACAGTGTGTTAGACGAGTGCTTGATGTGCCTGTTAAATACCTAAGCTATACCCCTTCATTTTCTTTACCACATGCACACCGAGAAGACCAATGGAACGAAACAAGCTTCCATAAAAGTTTTGCTGTTTATGACATTAAGGATAATGAAGCACTTCTAGAGCTATTAACAAGAAACGCCTACTATGGGCATTATGGAAAGTTTACAAGTCTATAACCACTAAGATACTTGAAGGAGTATATATGTCAGGAACATCAGATTACGCAACAAAGCCTATTATAGGAAAATGGATACGACAAGTTTATCCTAAAACAGTATTGGACGTAGGTCCTGGGCAAGCTTCTTTCTTCTACCTAATGCGTGGTGTAATGGACTTCTCAGTTCACCTAACTGCCGTTGAGGTATGGGAACCTTATATCTCTCTGTACAATCTTAATGAGAAATATCAAGTAGTTATTAATGACGACGTACGAAACCTAGAACACTTTAATTATGACCTTGTAATCCTTGGAGATGTTATTGAGCATATGTCTGAAGAGGACGCATTAAAGCTATGGGACAAGATCAGCAAGGAAGCCAGGTACGCAATTATTGCATTACCTATCATCCATTATCCTCAGGGAGAGATGGGCGGGAATCCTTACGAAGTACATGTAGAAGAAGATTGGTCTACAGAGCGAGTGTTGGCTAAATTTTCACACATCATTGACCACGAAAGTTACGATATTACTGGAGCTTTCTTAGCTAAATTTAGAGACTAATAGGAAACCATATATGAACTTAGTACAACAATCGGTACAACAGGGCGGCAAGTTTAAGCCTCTTATTATCCCAGCAGATGTTACTGGTGGGACTGGATTGATGAACCCATCTATCTTCATAGATGATGATGGGGATATCCTGTGTATTTTGCGCCACATCAACTACACGCTATATCACGCTGAAAATGACCAGCGTTTTCCTAGCGTCTGGGGTCCACTGGCCTACCTACATCCAGAAGAAGACCAACGTCTGGTAACTGCAAACTACCTATGTCGTTTAGACAAAAACCTTAACATTGTTAACTATACGCTTATTGATACTACGAAGTTAGATGTAAAGCCTATCTGGACGTTTGTGGGAGAAGAAGATGCCCGCTTAGTTAAGTGGGACGGTAAGTACTACGCAACAGGTGTTCGTCGTGATACCACTACTGATGGTCAAGGTCGTATGGAACTTTCAGAGATTGAGATTGATAAGGATGCGTGGACTGCTAAAGAGATTTCCCGTATCCGCATTCCAGCTCCGGTAGATGAAAAGTCATACTGTGAAAAGAACTGGATGCCGGTTCTTGATAAGCCATTTCACTACATTAAGTGGACAGCCCCTACAGAGCTTGTAAAGACCTATCCTGACCTGCCTGCTCGTTGTGAGCAAGTAAGTGTTAAGCAAGGAGTTATGCCTCCTACCGACCAGCGTGGGGGCTCTCAGCTTATTAAGTGGGGTAGCTACTACATTGCTATCTCTCATGAGGTCGTTCTGTTTAAGAACTATATGTCACAGAAAAATGGCACTTATCGCCACCGTCTTTGCGTATGGGATGAGGACTTTGTATTGGTGGGGGTTTCTCCTAATAGCTGGTCTTTCCTAGATGGACAGATTGAGTTCTGCGCTGGGGCTGCTGAACATGAGGGAGATTTACTTATTAGTTTTGGGTTCCAAGACAATGCCGCTTTTATCCTTCAAGTTCCAGGAGAGGTTATTAACACAATGATTAATGGGGCTCTCCTTGTTTAAGGCTATTGATGATTTAGTTAGTGACCTTTCTAGAGATCCGTTCAATCCTGTATTGAGCTTTAGGATTGCCATAGAGTATGAAAATGTTGGGCAAACAGCCTCTGCTGTTTCCTTCTATTTACGTACAGCTGAGTACGGATACTCCTCACATCCAGAGTATGTTTACGCATCTCTTTTAAAAGCAGCGCAATGTTTTGAGCAGCAGAAGAACCGTGAAAGCACGGTACACAACCTATTCTTAAAAGCAGTTGCTTACATCCCTACTCGTCCAGAAGCATGGTTCCTTTTAGCACGGTACTGTGAGCGGGCAAAGCGTTGGCAAGAAGCGTATACCTTCTCTGAAACAGGGTTACTGTTTACAGGCATTAAGAACTCACCGCTTCCTATTTGGGTTGACTATCCTGGCAAGTATGCATTGACGTTTGAAAAAGCTGTTACTGGTTGGTGGGTAGGTCGTAAAGATGAATCTTGGGAAATGTTCCAAGAACTTCTTAAGCAGGACATTGCTCACGGCTACCGCTTAGCTATCTTGGGCAACCTTAAACTATTTACTACTAGAGAATACATTGATCCTCTAGAACCAGTGGTGACTAACTTCCGTAAACACTTTGATAGTGACGCACCTGTAATTATAGATATTGGCACCAGAGATGGTGATGATGCATACTACCTATACAAGAAGTTAAACAGCACTAAGGTTGTCGCCATAGATGCAAGCGCTGATGCCTTTGCTCGTACAAAAGCAAAGTATCCTTGGATGTCTACTGTCTATAGTGCGGTTACAGACACAGATGGAAAAACAGAGTTCCACGTAGTTAAGGACTCTAATAAAGAGTCCTCTGGAACATCCTCTGTCTTTAGTAAGGATAAGTCGGTTAACCCCGCCCCAGAATATTATGAAGGTAAGGTACAAAAGGTAACAGTCCCATCTGTTCGTATGGATACCCTTTTAGAAAGATTAGGGATTAACGACAAGATAGATGTTATCAAAATAGATACCGAAGGCTACAGCTGGCAAGTACTACAGGGCTTTGGGGATAGGCTAAAAGACGTTAGGTTATTTCACATAGAGACTGAAAAAACCTCTATCCACGATGACCACGTCACTTCTGATAAAATCGTGCAGTTCATGAACGACAACGGCTTTGTGCTTATAGATACTTCCTATGAGTGGGGTTGGAATGTAGAGGACCAAGTCTGGGTTAATAAGGCGCTGGTAATTAGGCACCCACAGTGCTTTCAGTAATTTACCGCTACACGGGCACGTTTATAGGGCATAATTAAAGCACTCTGAATACCCATTATGGGTGGCTGAATGGGTGTATACCCAGTAAGCTTTACCCCTACAACCAACCAGTTATAGAGGATAATTTTTACCATGCGCGGTGACATTAGAGAAGGCCGATTTAGTATCAAGCACGAACGTGAATCCTTTATTTCTGGTACTACAAAAGAAGTAGTCCGTACTGTAGGAAACGTCCTTGAGTGGTGGTTCTATGACCATGTCCGTACGGTTGTTGATGATATCTATGACGTAGGATCCTCTGATGTTTTAGGTGGACGTAGATGGACTGGGCCAGTACAAGTTACTGCGGTTGCAGCAACAATCTCTCAAGGAGCTACTGGACAAAACGACCGTGGTTTCTATAACACCGATACTCTACGTATAACCCTGAATATGGATGTAATTGAGGGCGGGGTTAATATGCTAGGATCTAACTCCTCAACTATCCCACAGCTCTCTAAGATAGAAACAAACCCCGACCACTACCTACTAGACCGCATTGTATTTAGAAATGAAGTCTTCCAGCCAGTGCAGGTATTTACCCGGGGAATTATTACCGACCAGTATACGTTGATAACTATTGACTGCGTACAGGTTAACCCAGAAGAGCTGGTTAACGATCTTCAGTTCCAGCAGTACAGCAACTACTTACCAACCAACCCTATTGTCGGCTACGGTTACGGTGCCTATGGCGCCAATCAATACGGCACATCAATCTAAAGGAGACTATTATGGCACTTGTTAAACCAACTAAAGGCGACTATGACTGGGATGTATCCCTAAATACAGCCCTAGACTATCTTAATTCTAAGACGGTAAACGTAGTGGCGGTCCCAACAACTGCCTCCTCTACCGGAGTTGTGGGTAGCATAGCGTATAATACTACTCACCTATTTGTTTGTG